GAAGTACCGGACGATCCTGAAGTTCCGCTGGAGCCTGAAGATCCGCTACTACCACTAGAGCCTGAGCTTCCAGATGTTCCACTACTTCCAGAAGATCCGGAAGAACCTGAGCTACCACTAGACCCTGAAGAGCCTGAAGTACCAGATGATCCAGATGTCCCACTAGATCCAGATGAACCTGAAGATCCGGAAGAACCAGAACTACCGCTGGAGCCTGAAGTTCCAGAAGACCCTGATGTACCGCTTGATCCGGAAGATCCTGAAGAGCCTGAAGATCCGCTTGTCCCTGAAGAACCAGAAGTACCTGAGCTTCCACTTGATCCAGAAGATCCTGAAGAACCTGAACTACCGCTTGAACCTGAAGTTCCGCTTGAACCTGAGCTGCCTGATGTACCTGAAGATCCGCTAGATCCTGATGTTCCCGATGAACCGGACGTACCGGAGGAGCCGCTAGAACCAGAAGATCCAGAACTTCCACTAGTACCAGAGGAACCAGAGGTACCTGAGCTTCCACTTGATCCAGAAGATCCTGAAGAACCTGAGCTACCGCTTGAACCGGAGGTACCACTAGAACCGCTTGTTCCTGAACTACCGCTAGTACCGCTAGAACCTGATGAACCAGAAGATCCTGATGAGCCTGAACTTCCCGAAGAGCCGGAAGTGCCACTTGATCCGCTAGTTCCAGAAGAACCAGATGATCCAGATGAACCACTACTTCCTGAACTACCGGATGAGCCACTAGTACCGGATGAGCCTGATGAGCCGCTGCTACCACTTGAACCACTGGTCCCACTGCTTCCTGAAGTTCCTGATGATCCTGAACTCCCTGAGGAGCCGGAACTACCACTTGAGCCTGAAGAACCGCTAGTTCCTGAGGAACCAGAAGTACCTGAGCTTCCACTTGAACCTGAAGATCCAGATGAGCCGCTAGATCCACTACTTCCTGATGTTCCAGAAGAACCAGAAGTACCTGAGCTTCCGCTAGAACCGCTGCTACCACTTGAACCTGAACTACCTGAAGATCCGCTTGTTCCGGAAGATCCAGAAGAACCTGAACTACCGGAGGAACCACTTGAACCTGAACTACCTGAAGTTCCGGACGAGCCGGATGTTCCGCTTGAACCTGAAGAGCCACTACTACCAGAACTTCCAGATGATCCACTAGAACCTGATGTTCCAGAAGAACCACTCGTTCCTGATGAACCGGAAGAACCGCTGGATCCTGAAGAACCTGAGCTGCCACTTGAACCAGATGTTCCTGATGAGCCGGAAGTTCCTGAAGAACCGCTTGAACCGGATGATCCACTAGTACCGGAAGAACCCGATGTACCACTGGATCCGCTAGAGCCAGAGGATCCTGATGAGCCGGAAGAACCGCTTGTACCAGAGGAACCAGAACTACCGGATGAACCACTTGTACCTGATGAACCACTTGTACCTGATGAACCACTTGTACCTGAAGAACCACTTGATCCAGAACTTCCACTACTACCTGAACTACCAGATGAACCACTCGTTCCAGATGAACCGGATGTTCCTGATGAACCTGAGGAACCGCTACTACCGCTAGAGCCTGAACTGCCAGATGATCCACTCGTACCTGAAGAGCCAGAAGTTCCTGACGATCCAGATGTGCCAGATGATCCTGAAGACCCAGAGCTGCCGGATGAACCAGAACTACCACTTGATCCTGAGGTTCCACTAGAGCCACTTGTACCTGAAGATCCTGAAGAACCGGAGGATCCGCTAGAGCCTGAAGAGCCACTGCTTCCGCTTGTACCCGATGAACCGCTAGATCCTGAAGAGCCTGAAGAGCCACTTGTACCAGAAGAACCAGAAGTTCCTGACGATCCAGATGAACCGGAAGAACCTGATGTTCCAGAAGAGCCGGATGAACCGGAAGAGCCAGAGCTTCCAGATGTACCTGAAGATCCTGAGGTACCGGATGATCCAGATGCTCCTTCTTTTGTACCTACATTACCACTTGGGTCAATTACCAAGATTGTATCATCGGCAATAGCCGGTAGATTTAAAAGCTGTAGGGTTGAACCTGTAATAGATGCAGTAACATTTAAACTTCCTGTTACTTGAAGTTCTGAATTAGTTTCGTCTAAGGTTATTATAGAAGAAGTAACTGAGTATGAGTTTGAACCTACCCATATCTTATTTAATGGTAGGTTTGGTACGTCATTTGATCTTCCTGAACCGTAAACAAATCCAGATCCTGCTGTAGCATCTACTTTTAAGACAACTCCTAGGTTTTGAATCAAATTAGACCCGGTAGGTTTTACATTTGTGTATCCTCCATCATTAGCTACAAAAATAACATCACCTACTGAAAAAGCAGATGTATCAACATCATAAATGTAGCCGATAGATAATGCTTTACCTCTACTTCCAGAAGCAATATCTTCTTCTAATACAAAAGTTGCAGGCATTAGGTTAGGATCGCTTGCTTTAGCAATCTTTACCCTAGGAATAGGGCCTTCTCCTTCTGATATTACGTGAACCGGTGTACCTTTAGCTATTGTAGTAGATTCGTCACTTATTACCACGGTATCTATATTAATGATACCTGAAATATTATCTGAAGTGATAGGTTCTGCTACTCTCACTTCTATAAATCCGTTGGTTTGGCTTCTAATTACTTCTCCTATCGGTACAATATCAAAAGGAAATGGTGGAGGAGTATTTCTAAAGCCTGCCGATCCTGTTTGTAGGAATAATTGATCCCCAGCAGCAAATGCTGTAGTATTAATTCCTCTTACTACACCAAATTCTGTAACGTACCCTACTGAGTTGTCAGGTATGTTATGGGTGGCAATACCTACTATCTTATTTTCCTGTGCATCATAAGAACCGCTGTAGATATTTCTTGAAAAAGCCGGCCAGATATAAGGCACATCTCCTTGAGAACCTGATATTCTTACGGGTGTGCCGTTAGAAATAACATCTCCAGAGTTATTATAAACTCTTTTATAAAATTCTTGACCAATCTGTAAGGTAATTTCACTTTCTTCGTTGTAAAAGGATAGGGATCCGTTTTCCTGATCGTAAAATAACCTACCATCTCTATAAGGTGGTACATCTACAGCTGCTAAAGAAGTAAAATCTATATAAGAAGAGGAAAGAGCAGAAGCTGTAACAGCATTTGTTACATATAGTGAATTTAAGGCGGCATCTGAACCACTAAATACTACTGATCCTGAATCTACTTTAAAAGTAAGGGTATCTGTACCGGAATCTGCTTGAATAATAAGTCCGGCACCTGATTGAGAGGCAAAGTTTAGGGTAGCTCCTACTCCATCTGCAAGAATATCGGTTCCATTAAAGGAAGCTGTAGCAAAAGCAGGTCCTCCGCCTGAGCCTGAGGCAGAAGTTACATACCCTACATCATTGTATAGTTGTGAGATTCTAGAACCGGATACTAAAAGTAATTTCCACTTTGCCATTGGTACTTCTCTTAGTTTAAGTTAATCTATCTATAGATCCGGTTGTTTCATAGGTAAATCTTACTGCTGCCTTAGAATAAAACTTATTCATACTAGCAATTGATGCGTTAATAGTATCTGGTATAATGTGTCCCATCAGGTTTATTGTAAAAGATGTTTTAACTGTACGGTCTTGACCCTGATTTAACTCAGTTGTAGTAGTATAAGTGTCGATCATAGCACGAAAGTTAAATCTATTAGGATCTCCCCAGTAGGCATCCGAGGCAAAGTTAATAGACTCTACTATTTTATTCATCTGTTCTACATATTCTGTAAAGATTATGCAGGAATAGCTAATATTCACATAGTCCGGTATAATAACGCCGTAGTATTCATCAACAGGCTCTCTATTGGTTAAGGCCGAAAACTTATCGTATACGTTTTTACGTGAAAACTTCTTTTTGAAAATAGAAAAGTTGTTTGGATTGTTAGCATCTAGCTTATTTCCTAAAGACCTGTTCTTTTCTATGCTATCTCTCTTAAACATTATAAGAGGAGTCTGTATTTTACCGTTTTTATCGCGATAATACCCGTCTTTTTGTACGGAAGCCCACCTTTCTGGTGATCCGTAGAGGACTGGCACAGCTATTCTCTTTCCATTCTGGATAACAGATGGTTTAATTACATTATTGAAGTAATATACGATAGTTTCATCAATATCTCTTAATCCAACAGAAAATTGCTTAACATCATCATCTTTTAACGAAGTATTATAACCTCTATTCTTCTTTAAATCATCAGGAGTAGGTTGTTTTGGCGCATTATTATACGTATCTATTGACTCCTGTGAGAGTTGAGACTGTCTTTTAGGTAATATTTTGTTTCTCTCGGCCATTTTAACGTACTTGTACTATTCCTACTTTATCTGCTCTTGTCAGGTGGCAGTCTACTATGATTGATACTGAAGATCCAAAGTTTGAACCGTATGAGGCAATGTTATAGCTTTTATCTCTACCTAAGAATAATTGGTTCTCTCGTACTGTATCTACTTCGTAATAATCTTCATGCCACATCACTACATCCCCTACCTCAGGTACGGTGTTTGCATCTACTAAATCTTCTCTTATAAAGGCAAAAGATACATTTCGACCTAAATCTGGTCCAAATTCATCTAAGTCTATTACTTGATCACCTCTAGTTATTAAACAATTGAGTTTTACAGGGTTTAAATATATTTTTTCAAGAGATTCCCCGTATATATTTGCTTGAGTATCGTCTAAAGAGAGTTTATAATAGCCAACTTCTTGTTCTATTATGTCTTTTAATAACTCCCGGTTAATATTAACCAAGAGATTGAAATCTCTGTTAGATCCAAAAAGCATATATTATTTTTTCTTTTCTATAGTTTTTTCTGCAACTTCTATTTTTTTAACTTCAGGTATTCTCTGTATCGATGTGTTCTTAAAAGAAGCAAAAGCCTCGCTTGGTGGTTTAGTTGTTAGTATTTTAACTTTCATTATAGCAGTATTATTGTTAGAATCGTGTGATACCTGGCTTACGGTCAATACTCCTGGTATAGCTCTTAACATTTCTCCTACATCCTGTACAGTAATGTCTTCAGAATGTCCTACTCTTACCATCGCCTGGTAAATTGAAAATTCTATTTCTGATATAATGTTTTTAAGTTTCATTATCCTATAAAAATTGTCATTGGAACACCATTAAGGGTTCTATTTAAGTTTTCCGACTCATTAGCCTTTCTTTCTAGTTGAGAATTACGAGAAGTTTGATCTAGCATCTCTCTTAAGTTAGTTAGAAGAGCTTCTTTTTCAAATCTTGCATCAGTTAATAAGTCTGCCTGGTTTAAGGTAGCTTCTGAACCAGGAACCGGTACAGTTTGGTACTTTCCTCTAACATATGCTAGTAATTCCTTAGCTAAAGCTAGGGTATACCTGAATATCCACTGTCTACCAACGCTGTTAATATATTCGTAACTAGGGTTATTATACGGTACTTCTCCTACATTAGTAATCAAATCTGCTCCTTCTAAAAAACTTGCTGCTTTCTTATCGTCTACTTTATAGTATTCTATTCTTAAGCTGCCATTTTCTTTCGGTACCGGAAATATTGTAAGCCTGTTGTTAACTATCTGAAAGGAGAATGCCGATCTTCTGATTTGGTCGTTAAATTCAATTGCTTGAATCTTTAGCATATCAAAAGAAGCAGGCATTAAAAGGAAGTTTACTCCTGGACTGTAAGATCCGAAGTCAAAAGCGTCCATTAAAGATTGCAATCCTGTTCCAGTACCAGCATAAGGATCAAAATACCTTAGAATAGCAGGAGGTGCTTCGTAAAATACCTTTCTTATTTCTATTCCTCCTTCAATTTCTTGAGAGGTTGCCCAAGCATCTAAATCATACTCTTGAACAGAAGATGTAAGAGGTATAGATCCTGTATACCTTGTTACGAATCCCCCTACCTCTGCTTCAGTACCGTAATTTTTACTTATATTTACAATTCTATCTAAAGTAGGGTTGATAAGTTTTTTATTAGCAGCACTTCCCGTAGAAGCTCCCTCTAAAGATAAGTAATTTTCTCTAATTTTATATTGAAAGACTTCATTGCCATAAGTAGAAACAGCTTCTTCAAAACAAGCAAAGAAAGAGCCTGATTGAAGCTCCACGTCCATTAACGGAAAACCTAACCTTGTACCACAGAACTTTGCAGCTTTAACTGCATCTACTTGGAAGTCGGGGTCATTGTCGTAGAATCCAAATGGGGTCATTCCGGCACTAAAGGTAGCTGTACCGTCCCATATAGTAATATTAGCCATTTAATACAGTTTTATAATAAATAGCTATTAATCTCTGAATGTTTTATATACTTCTAGGATTGGAGCAACGATATCATGTCTGTGATTATACTCTAAAGAGGCTGTTTTAAACCCCTCTACCTGTTCTTCTAAACGGGCAAGAAATGAAAATCCAGTTTCTCTTTTATCTTTTAGATCGATTTGAGCAAGATCCCCGCAAATTACCATCTTAGATCCTTTTCCAAGTCTCCCAATAACAGTTTCCATTTGGTTGTGGGTAACATTCTGGGCTTCATCTACGATTACAAAAGCATTTACAAAAGTTCTACCTCGCATAAAGGCAAAAGGAACGATTTCTATCTCTCCATCCTCTAAAGCTTTATCAACTTTTTCTTTTTTATAAAGCATATATAGATTGTGATAGATTGGTGCTAACCAAGGGTCCATCTTCTCTCTTATATCTCCTGGTAGAAAGCCTATATCTTCTTTAGACACAGTAGGACGTGTGATAATAATCTTCTCTACCTGTCTAGTAAAGAGCATATCTAGAGCTACTTGGGTGGCAACTAAGGTTTTACCTGAACCGGCCATTCCTTTTAGTACCGTGATCGGGCTTTCTAATATTAAGGCTTTTGCTTGTTTTTGCTCGTCGTTGAGTTGTACGTTAAATTTAATGGGTGATTTTGGTCTTCTTTTCTGAACGAACACGTCGTCCGTATGGTGGTTTGAAGGCATATATAATAACGTTTTAGTTGTTATATATAAATATCAGAAAAATAAAGTATATAAACAAAAAAAAAAGAGGCCCGAAGGCCTCTTTCTTATCAACTAATTAGTATAAATCCTTATACAGTAGCCAAGTCACTTACGAAAACGCGACCGTAGAATTCAGGTCTTAACATTTTCTTAGCGTAACGAGTCATGATACCTTTACGAGGAGTGAAGGTTTCAGGATCGTATACTAGAGGAGTCATCAATAATGGAATATACGGAGCATATACAGCACCAGTTTCCAAGAACTGAGAACCTCTGTATCCTAGAAGGATTGAGTTTTCAGTCATGTATGGGTTTTTGTATACTCTGTAACGTCCATTTAATTGTCCTACTTTCTGAACACCAAATGCAAAATCCATTTGATCACCGTCAGTGTTAGCAGCATATCCAGGAATTGATTCTAGGATAGTAGCAACTGTTGGAGAACATACTAGGAAGTTAGCACCACCTCTAAGGGTCTTCTGATGAATCTTGTTAGATACTTTTTGGATTTTAGTTCCAAGAGTTTGGAACCACTGTCCTTGAGTATTGTAGAAGTCAGATGTAGAATTAGACCATGCAGATCCGTTCCATATCTTGTTATTCTCAGCTGACCATTTCTCAGTTGTAGCAGCATCTTGAATCAACATATCAAGGATCTCAAGATCAATCTCCATAGAGATGTACTCACTCAACAATGAAGTTAACTCAGCCTCAGCGTCGATGCTGTGGTAAGCGTTCAAGTCTTGAGCGAATTCTGGAGTCCATTGTGCTTTTAACTTACGAGTTTTAGCAACAATAGCCTCAGATCCAAGATCTACATTGATTTCTGGGATTTGGATTGGGGTTGCTCCACTGTCTTCAAAATCACCTCTTGTATTGTCGTCAGGTTGCTTACTATAAACTACAGATCCTGAAACATCAGTTTGTTGAGCAAGAACTGAGTCAGCAATTACAAAAGTAACATTGTTACCAGAGACTGTAGTGAATTCTGGGTTAGAAGTTACGTCATCTGATCCAGAAAGGAATCTAAATGATCTAACACCTTTACTGTCAAATTCAGTACCAGCTAAAGATACAGTGGCAGTTACGTAATCTGTAGGGAGTATACCGTCTTGATATCCAATAGAGGCGCTAGTGGCAGCTCCAAAAGTAATCAAAGCTTCTGCAGTAGAAGCAGAGTTGATAGAATACCCAAAGCGACCAGCTCCGTAAAGACCTCCTGATGGATCCACATCTACTCCCATTTTGCTATCGTAAGAAGAAACGTTACCGTACATATTGTCACCGGTAGTGTATCCACTTTTAGTAGTTCCGTATTTAAAGTCCAAGAAGAAAACTAGACCTGAAGGCAAGTTCATTGGTTGAACAGATACGAAATCTTTAGCAGCGATTTGAGCGAATACCTTACGTACTAATGGTAAAGCTACTCCAGCCCACTGCTCACCTTGTCCTGCAGAAAAACTTCCTCCAGTACCTGTGTTAGTTTGCTCGGCTACAATTTGCTTGGCTTGGTTTTCCAAGATCATAGCCATGTTGTTTTTCTCAATGTCGTTAGAAATACCTTCTAACAAACCTGATTGAGACCATTTTCCGGCCAAACGAGCAGCATCAGCTTGTAAGCTTTTGAAGTTGTTTGAACCTTCTAATAATTGATTTACTTCCATGATTAAG